CGTCGCACGCACTAGATCTTAAAGGAACACTCAATTTCCAGCCGACGAGTAACACTGCCCATGTCAGATACGACTCTAACGTGGTCACGGAGTTCAATAGGTCTAAGAACGTGTTCAAGTACCCAAAAGTTATATTAACCGCAAATGGCTCGAACCAGGGATACACCGTTTCTGGTAGTAATGAGTACAATAGTAACTTAACGTTTTACGGTGCGTTCACACCACCTACTCGACTCGATAATCCAACTGGTTCGTGGCTCGTGAACGGGTACAGTGCGACCACGGGTGACTACACATCGACGGTACGATTACACAGTGAAGCGACCCTGGGTGAATATGTACAGATTGTTTTACCCGAAAGAATAAACCCCGTACGTTTTACCGTTCAACCACGTCCAGAAACTGCTAATGGTAACCAGGGACTAGCATCGTGTGTTAGGGAAGGAGAGATATGGGCATCTAATGATAGCGGTACTACGTGGACACTCGCGGGTACGATTCACAATTTCACACCCAAGAGTTTGTACGAGCAGTACACGGTCGATGATGTGGCTGTATCCGGATACTACGACACGTTTGCTCTCATCATACACAAGAACAACAGACAAACGTTCGCCGGTGTCGGTGAATGGAAGATATTCGGCACACCCGAATACGACTCCGATGCACACGGGACGGACGTGGTAGTCAAGTCGGAAGCCAACGTTCCCAACACAGATTCCTTGGCGGTCTACTACGATGCGAAGGACCTAACCACCATTCCCGGTACGATAACGGATTTGAGTGCGAACAATAGAAATGGGTCAGTCAACGGGAACGTCACCGTATCTGACGGAGCGTTTGTGTTCGATGGTTCGGGAGATTACATAAGCACGACCCTAAACGGTTTGACTGGTGGTAATCTCAGATACGCCGTGAGTACGTGGATCAAAATGGATAGGTTCGGGGCATCGAACGGAACTAATGTCGGGTACATATATGGTTTAGGCAATGCTAATGCCAATGGGCAAAAGACGATGGTATACGTGCGACAGTATAATTCTGGCCAAGATCCCAAATATCAGTTAGTTTTTGCCGGTTACACGTATGACTATGCCATCAATAAGAACAATTGGGTTCTTAATAAGTGGTATCACATAGTCGTGATGCACGAGGGTAGTGATCGCAGTTTTAGTGGGGTAAATGCTATAGCATACGTCGATGGTGTTCGTGTGGATTGCCTTTTGAATAACGTGTCATCCGGTGGAAACGCGGGAAACACGTTAAGTATTGCGGATAACCCTACGTTAACCATAGGTGGAAACGGTAGTGTAGAGAGTTATAGCGGTTCCATCGCCAACTTCCGTCTTTTCGATCGCCTTCTTTCAGATGATGAAGTGCACCAACTCTATGCCTACCAAAAGGAATATTTCGGACACGGGGACTTGAGCATGACTCTTAAGTCTGGGCGTCTAGGTATTGGGACGCCGGAGCCTAGAGCCGATCTGGAGGTGAAGGGAAACGTGCGTATCGGCGGAACGATACAAGTTCCTTTGATCATATCACACCGATACATTTCTGGGAACGATACGACGGTTACGAGTGGTAACTATATACCTTTCAACGGTGTCATTCACGAATACCCAGCGGGTATCCATAACGGAAACTATTTTACGTGTCCGGTCAAGGGTATATACGAGTGTCACGCAGATATGTTAGTCGATAATGGAGGTAATTACGATGGTAATCATGAATGGTACAGAAATGTTGCGACTATGTCCCCACGTCGTAGAGGGTATGGACAACAAAATAATGGAAATTTACACAATCAAGCAACGTCTCACTACTATATCGAGTGCGATGCGGGTGATACGCTGTCACTGATGGGTGTCAGTACCGTCGTATGGTATGGTAGTGACACATATAGCCATTCTCATATGTCCATACGGTTAATCACAGCTACATAATATTATTTATCTATAGTAGAATGTCTACCGTCAAATTAGCTAACCAAGCAATGTTACAATTAATAGGTGAAAATTTTCAGCATATGATAGCGAGTACAGATTACGACTCGTTCGTGGTCGTCGGTGGAGAAAAACCCTCGAGGGAGGCGTTCGAGGCGAAACTCCAAGAACTCGTCGACGCCCAACCTCTCAAGGAACTCCGCGAAGAACGAAATAAGCGTCTCGCGGCGTGTGATTGGGTCACCCTCAAAGCGTATTCGACAGACACACCCGTTCCTGACGAATGGAAAGCGTACATGCAAGCCCTCCGCGACCTCCCTTCCACGACCGAAGACCCGTCTACTCCCACGTGGCCCATTTCCCCGAGTTAAAAAAACCTCCCCTCATAGTAGATATGTCGTATTCACTCATAAACGATAGTTCCGTACTCGATATACGAAACGCTCATTTACGAGTGGCCGGCAACGTAGAGGCACAGGCCATCAAGGTCGGTGCCGTCGAGCTCAATGCCGGGTACTCTCTCGAACGCACGGCGAACGTTGGGAACACGACCTCGAACACGATCCAGTTCACGAACGAGGACACATCGTTCATCACGAGCGGAAACGTGAATATCGGCAAGAACCTCAACATTTTGTATACCGATAACGTCTCGACGATCGAAGCGAACTCTAATGTGGTCACAGAGTTTCCTCGGTCTAAAAAACTCATCAAGTATCCGAGGGTGGCTTTGACGAGTGCTTCTCAAGATGGGTACGTGGTGACGGCGAGTAGTACTCTAAGCACAGGGACACCGGCAAATGTACCATACACGGTTTTCGATGAATCGCTAACCACTTTTTGGCATACACAGTATCCGTATTACAATACGAGTAATGGATCATATGCACCCGGTCAAACGGCTGCGGGTACGGGGACACCTGCAAATGGAACAACTCTTCCCACGAACGAACTCGTTTCTGGACACCAAGGTGAATGGATATCTCTTGAACTTCCTAATAAGATAAAACTCGATAGATTGAAGGTTACGGGTTCTACTCGACTTGCGAGTGGGGTAACCCAGTTTCCTAAAGATGTGGTCGTAGCTGTGAGTGACACGGGTTTAAGTGGAAGCTGGAGTGTTCTTCAAACGGCGACTCTTACTAGTCAGAACGTTTCTAACCATTCGGTTACTATCAACATAACGACAGATGTGTCCTATTACAGGTACTTTGCCCTCATCGTAAAATCTATTAACTCGACTGCTACATATTCAGCTACCGAGATTGCTCAACTCGAACTCTTCGGCATTCCCGAATACGACCCCGATGCCGACGGCGTGGACGTGAAGGTCAAGTCTGTTCCCAACGTGCCCAACACGGATTGGTTGGAAGTGTACTACGATGCGAAGGACTTAGCAGATGGAGCTGTCACGACTGTAAGCGATCTTACGCCTGGTGGTGGTGCAAACGACGGTGCGGCTAATGGAGGTGTAACCGTCTCAGATGGAGCGTTTGTGTTCGACGGAACGAATGATTACATTGCGTCTTCCATAACTACGCCCATGACCTACCATACCGCGTCCATGTGGATACAGTTCGATAGATCCGGTGACGGTTGGGAATGTGTATATTCCGTAGGACCATCAAGTGGACTTGATCGTAATAATTTCAATCTATACAATAATAATGGTTATTTTAGGTTAGAGAGTCCGGGGGGAACTAATTCTCCGTACTACGATCTTCTTTATACTTTTGAAACCGGTAAGTGGGTTCACTTAACATTCGTATTCAGGGGTACGGGTCTTGAAGATTGTGAGATGTACATAAATAACGAGAGACTCCTACCTAGAAATGTTTCGAGAAGTGCTTCAGACGACATCACGATAACCGGAACCAACACTTTAATTATTGGCCGTGATTATAGCGGTATATTTCACGATGGTAAAATAGCAAACTTCCGCCTCTTCAACCGGGTTTTGACCAGAGACGAAATCTACCAACTCTACGCTTACCAGAAGGAGTATTTCGGGTACGGAGACTTGAGCATGACCCTCAAGGCGGGGAGGTTAGGGATTGGGACATCGGAGCCTAAGACGGTTTTGGATGTAAACGGTAATATATACGGTTCCGGAAGTATCGTTCAGGTAAGTTATAAGAACACGACAGTTAATTGGAACACAACTACTGCAAGTGGTAGTGGTGATATAGCACAATCTCTCGAAACTCCCGTAAAATGGCACATAACACCCACGAAAACGACGAGTAAAATACTCGTAAACTTTAAGTTTTTGGCCTATTTAGGTGGTATGAATAGTACTTTAAACGGTGTCAGATGTCAAGTTTGGCGAAAAGTTGGGTCTACATACACGAGAGTATACGGTGCTGCCGGTTCAAAGCATGATCTTCACTTTTATGCCGATATCCAGAATCATCACGTATACATACCCATAAGCTTCGTTGATTCACCTAATACGACGAGTACAGTAGAATATGCTTTGCGAACGGAATTGTACGCTACACCACCTATAGGAGGTTACCTGTACATAGGTAACGATAATCATCAACCCGTCACCATACAACTCATGGAAATTGGGGCATAATAAAATCTTAAACGAATATAAATGCATATCATCGAGGCTTTAATTTCTTTAGACCCGAGTCGGGCGTGGACAGTCAAAGATGATTCGTACGACTCCATAGTTTGGGACGATAGTGATTCGTCACTTCGACCCACGAGGGAGGAAGTTGAGGCGAAACTCCAAGAATTGATCAATGCCCAACCCCTCAAGGAGCTTCGTGAAGAACGCAATAAACGTCTCGCAAAGTGTGACTGGGTAGCTATACGTGCTTTCACGACGGGTACACCCGTCCCAGATGAATGGAAGGCGTACATGCAAGCCCTCCGCGACCTTCCCGCGAATACTGAAGATCCCGTGAACCCGGTTTGGCCCGTGCATCCAGATGAAGTGGTCCCCGTCGAGGAGACCCCCACTGAATAAATATGATTCTTACAAATTGAGTCCCACTTTGTAAGAAAAAGAGTTCCAAGTCCGTAGGACTTGTCCCGTAGTCCTACGGACTTTTCTCACCTTTAAAAAAACCTCCCCTCATAGTAGATATGACCTTTATACAGGGAAGTACGAATAATCTGACGATCGACGATGCCGATCTCACGTTACTCAACGGAAACGTACACGCCCGGGGTCTCACCATCGCCGGTATTCAGGTCAGCGTGACACACGGTCTCCAGACCGTGAGTAACGTGAGTAACTCGACGTCAAATACGATCCAGTTTACGAGCGATACGACCGGTTTCGTCACGACCGCGAACGCGGAGATAGGTAAGGATCTCATCGTTTCCGGGAACGTACACGTTTCGTCGAACGCCTCGATCGCAGTAGATTCGAATGTCGTCGCCGAGTATACGGGGCCTCACGGTCGAGGGGCTGCGGTGTTGAAGAAGTTTCCCGAGATTGCTTTTGAAGAGGGAAAGTTTGACGCCAACGACACGTCAAACACATACACACAAGCGGGGTACACAGTGAGTGCGAGTTCTCAAGATTCGAGTACTGCGGATCGATTTGCATATCAAGCGTTTAACGACGGGGCCACCGTACACGAATGGAGAAGTGACTCGGGTTCTAATTACGGTGGTTCGGGTGGTATTTTTAACAATACAAGTGCACACTATCAACTTGCACCGACTGATGTTGATGGCGCCGCTATTCCACACGGAGAATGGCTTAAAATAAAGATGCCTAAAAAGATACGCATACATTCGGTATTTTTAAAACCCGATTCGGGGTATTTACTTAGAACGCCCGAAGATTTTAAAATATACGGTTCAAACGATGGGACGACATGGAAATTACTCATCACACAGACTGGTTTAGTACCTGTAGACGCGGGAAATAGTATAACTCCCGCAACGACAATTTCAGGGTATTACGATGAATACGCGATAGTTGTTACGAAAATTTATAACAATGGGCAGCCCGATACAGCTATCGAAGAACTCGAATTTTACGGTTACGAAGAAGACCCACCCGCTGGTGACACTTCGATCGATACCACCTTCACTTCGGTGATGAACACACCTCAAACGGGTGGTGTTAAAGTCTACGTCGACGGTCCGTCACTCGAGAATAAAGTCACGGGTCCAACCCCCGTCGGAACATCGGCTACGTATAACTCTACCGATAAGTATTGGGAACTCACCGGGGCTCTCACATCTAACATTTCCGTTGAGGCGAATACGTTCCTCGAAGGTGATGCCCCTCATTCAGTCTCCGTATGGTTCAATTCTTCTAATTTGGAAGCCAATGTTTCCAATACATGCGTTTTCTCCATTGCCTCGGAGGAGAAGTTAGATTCCGTGAACTTGGATCTCCAATCGAACACGTGGCACAATCTCACGTATGCGTACCAGGGTGAAGGTGGCTCCCGAGTCACCTACCTCGATGGCCGAAAGGTCTCGGAGGACCAAGCCGAAGATACCTTCGGGGAGTACCCACCGTTCAACATGACGGGGTACTCCCAAGGTGGGTATGTGGTGAGTGCGAGTGGTGAACATTCGGCTCCGTATCGGGCACACGAAGCATTTAACGGTACATTCGCAGATAACGGAGATGCTTGGCTTTCTACCGACGCTACTTACGACTCGAATACGGGTAACTATAATGGTAGCGCTAATCTGGGTTCTGATTCGGGTGGGACTGCTACACCAGGAAATGGGGAATGGTTAAAATTAGAAATGCCTCATAAGTTTGTACTAGATTACATTTCCATTTGCGGTAGCACGGCGACTGGTGTAAACCCAAAAGATTGGAAGATATACGGTTCTAATGACGATAAAAATTGGGACGTTCTACTTTCAAAAACAAATGCGATTACCGCGGCTTATAACTCCGGTGGTGGTAAGGAACACGTCGTCGGTGCATCTAAAGCGTATAAATATTTTGCGTTAGTAGTGACTAAAAGTGGTGGACTTAATGGTAACCATTATATTCAAGTAGGCGAATTAGAGTTCTACGGCCACCGCGAGAACGACCTGGTTCGCCTTCCCGATCCCACGAACGTCTTGAAGTATCCGCACATTGCGATGACGGGTCAACCAGGAACCTCTACTAGTATTTCTGACCTGGCGCATGCACAGAGAGGGTACATAGTAACTGCGAGCAGCATGTATATAGACAACGCAACGAATCCATTTCAACCATGGCGAGCGTTCAACAATGAAACTGGAAGCTCGCTAAACGGAACTGCGTGGGTATCAACTGGTCAAACTAATACATACGGAGGTACAGGTAATACGTATGGAACAGTCAGATCTGCGAATTTGGGTTCAGATTCTGGTGGGACTGCTACACCAGAAAATGGAGAATGGTTAAAGATCGAATTGCCACACAAGATTGTTTTATCTCACATCCAAATGGTTGGTAACTCTATCGACACTTCTGATCACCCAAAAAGTTTTAAACTTTATGGCTCTACGAACGGTACGACGTGGGTTGAAGTACTAACAGTTTCTAACACGGGTGTACTCAATACATCTGAGGGTACGACGTTCACACCTGGGTCTACACCCGACGCGTACAATTATTTTGGTTTAGTAGTGACGGCAACACAATCGCGCCAAAATTATGTGACTGTTACGGAAGTTAAACTCTACGGCACAGGTGTCGACTCCATCCCTATCCAGATCGGTGGTGGAAACATTGACAAGGTGGCCAACTTTAGGGTCTACGACACGTTTATTGACGAAAACCAAGCCCTCGAGATTTGGGATGCTCAAAAGGACGAGTTTGGTCGGGCCAAGTCTTCCATGACTCTCCATAAGGGTCGACTCGGGATAGGTACGACGGAACCTGAGGGACGCCTCGCGATTCTCGATGAACCTCACAACTTGGAAGAGTTTCCTCCTAGGGCTATGACTGGGGAAGAGACGTATATGGAGGGACATGGGGTGTTTAGGGCGAGTGTCAGTACCACTTATGGTAATTATGCTGGCTGGAATGTTTTTGATAACGATTTAAGTGATTTTGCGGGTACGGGAAATCAATCCGTATGGCATAATGCCGCCGGAGAATTTACGGGTGCAACACCCGGTGTATACCAAGGCTCTAATGAACTGGGTGGAAATTATGGTTCGTGGTTAAAATTAGAGTTACCATACAAAATTAAACCATCTCACATAGAAATACACCCACGTGGTTATCCTTCGGGATATGTAGAAAATTACTCACAAAATCCAAAAGATTTTAAGATTCTTGCTAGTAATGACGACGTATATTGGGATACACTAACAACACAAACTGATGCTTATTTTGAAGGAGGTTGGAAAAGGTTTAATATTCCTGCTGACAAGCATTATAAATATTTTGCATTTATAGGTACTAAAACGGTCAGTGGTGCATATTTAGCCCTTCGCGAAATCCGCTATTTCGGCACCCGTGAGCAGGGTCAATCCGTCCTCCACGATGGCCAATTGACGCTCACGAAGAACCTTAACGTTCCTCGAATTGGACCACCCTTAGACGCGGACGATACACCGAGGCGTGACCGACTCGTGGTGGAATACAATACCTCGACGAACCCCACGTTCGAGGGGGCTGTGCGGGACACGAGTGGGAGGGGGTTGGATGGTATAATGTATACCGCAACATATAATGCGGCTGAGAAGGCAATAGAATCTAACGGTAACACTGGAACTTCTAATAACGGTCCCGGGGGATCGGCGTCTGGAAATTTGAACGATTATGGTTCGTTTGAAACGGTTTTACCATCTTCACTTCAAGGAAATCCGGTATTTACAGTTTCAGGATGGTTTAAACAAAATACCATCGCACATTTACAACTTGCGTGGCTAGTTGCCCGAAATTTACGCGTTAGTGCAAACCCTGGATTAAGTAATAAAATGCACTGGTTAGGTATAACATCTTCCGGTCGCCCGAGAATTGCGTTAGGTGGCGGCGGAAATTTGAACTTGTATTACACAGATGGAAGTATAAAGGCTGGAATCTGGCATCATATGGTCGTCGTAATAGAACCTACCGGGACGGATGTCACACAAAATCACGTACGATTCTATTTAGATGGTGTACTACAAACAACCAGTAACACTGGTTCATCGGGAACTATTGATCTAGGAGACGGCGCTCCACCGAGAATGCATTGGTTTTGGCAGGAGGCTTCGGACGTATATTATAATGGTTCCGCCTCGAATTTAAAACTCCACGAATGTGCTCTCACCGCCAAAGAGGTCAAGACTCTCTACGATATGGGTAGGCTAGGTAACACCATCAAGACACCTTTACAAATCGAAGCACCCGTCGATATACGGGGAGATATCCGGTACATAACGAATATACGCCCACTTGCATTACCTACGATGTGGGATCATGAGGCGAACGGGCATTTCACGAGAGGTATTTATCCCATCACGGGTACACAGGGTGGTTCGAAGGTATATAACATGTTATGCGAACCCGATTGGTGTGGTGGTGGGTGGATGTGTGCGGCACAACTTCCCAGGGGTAAGGATGTCGTAACTACGACCGTCAATTTGTTTACAGATGAATACGGTGATCCATCAAATCTTACATGGAGTAACGATTTCGCCGTTCCCATGAACATATTTTCGAATAACAGTGGCTACGATCTGGACGTCATGTTGGTTCAAGTCGGGGGGACGAGATCTGGTAGAGCTGGCGCTGGCGGTGCTCGAAATGGTGGTATATACAGAGGTGTAAATCTCACACAAGCACTCAATACCGGTTGGCCCACGAACGGTGTGTATCCCGTGAATATAAGCACAAGTGGGTTAGCATCCAGTGCCGATGGGTACAATTTTGTTTCGAGAACACCATCCGGGTACAACTTTCAGCCGTATAAAGCTAACACTGGCTGGAGATTATCATTTTCTTCATATAATGGTTACGATATGGCGTATAACGACGAAGATATAAACACTATGGGTTGGTTAGTACATACCAACGGTAATGTTATACACTATACATACAATTCCGTACATGGGGGAGGCGGTTCACAGCGCCAAGATGCGGATACGTCCTGGGCCGCAGTTAGATTCTTCGTGCGACCGAAACGATATTAATATCTACGTATAACAAAAGATGGATAATGATATGCTTATGGTGCTGTTAAGAGCACAGAGAGATAAGTTACTCGAAGAATCAGATAAGTATACCCTTCCAGATTGGCCACACGAATCCATCGAAGAGCGCTCGAGGTGGAACACGTACCGTCAAGCTCTTCGTGACCTCCCTTCGACGACGGACGACCCCGCGAACCCCGTGTGGCCCGAGAAACCCCCCTTATCCAACGGGTGTGAACCACCCACAAACATTCACGAGATTTCCGATAGGATCGCTCAAGAGAACGCGGTCCTACGTGACGATAATGTTCGTATGAAAACGCGACTCACGCGACTCGAACGTAAGTCGACCGAACTCGAAAAAAGTATCATCGAATTACGAAAACAGCTCGACGCCACCACGAACACGTAAGATGAAAATCATAGACGCGTGCGGACTCGCCAGTTCGATACTCATAACGATCATGTTCGTCCCCCAAGTGGTACACGCGTACAAAACCAAGGATACGCGCGCCATCAACTTCACGTTTCTCAACCTGAACATACTCGCGAGTACACTTGGACTCGTCTACTCCATTTACTACACGGTCATTCCCATGATTGTCGCGAACACGTCAGCGGGACTCTTTTCCATTTCACTCATAACCATGAAATTGATCAACGAACACTTTTACGTCGACGAAGAACAGCCATAGACGTATCCTCTACGAGGTAACCCCTCGTAAAAGATATTGCCTAACAGTAGATGAATCATCACGTGTTAACGGGTGCCGTCGACATCACCAGTAACCTCTTGGTCGGGTCGTCCCACTTATTCGTCGACACGGATAATAATCGCGTCGGACTCGTGACCACCGATCCACACGCGGGGCTCCACGTGAACAGTAACGCCTTCGTGACCAACGATTTACGCATCGGTTCATCGATCGTGATGAACGATACTGCGGGACATATACGCGCCACCACGTTCGAAGGTGATGGTTCACTTTTACAGAACGTTCCCGCGCCTCAAGGTGACCCCGCGACGATCGAGTTGGGGACGGTATCCACGGGAAACCCGGGAACGAACGTGATCATCACAGATTCGAATGCGTCTGCCTCGGGGTCCATCTTCAATTTCACGATTCCACGAGGTGATGTTGGTCCGCAGGGTTTACAAGGTGATGTTGGTCCACAAGGTGACGTGGGTCCGCAAGGACCACAAGGTATTCAAGGAAACGTAGGTCCACAAGGTCCTCAAGGTCTTCAGGGTCCTCCGGGTTTGCAGGGTGATGCCGGGGCACAAGGTTTGCAAGGTGATGTTGGTCCACAAGGTCCGCAAGGTCCAGCGGGTCCGGCTGGTGCCACACCCTTCACACAAAGTGGTGCGGACATTTACTACACGGGTGGGAATGTGGGCATAGGGACCTCGAGTCCAAACGAAACATTAGAAATTTACGCGACTGGTATGCGTATACACGATCCAGCCGCATCCCCGAAGATAGACTTAATACGTGGTGGATCAAGTCGTAACCCAAATACAGATACATTCGGTGCTTCGGATTACGTGGATTGGCGTATAACTTCTGGGCCTAAGCTAAAGTTTCAGCAGCAGTATACGGGTGCTAATTCGGGTCAATTGTTAGATGTTATGACGTTGGAACATAATTCAGGTAATGTCGGTATCGGGACAGATGATCCAGATGCTCCATTACACGTATTGTCTTCCGGTTTCCGATGTGCTACATTAGAACGCACGGGGACTGGTGGTGCTGCCCTGTACCTCAAAAACGCTGCAGGCAATGAATGGCTCGTATCTGAAGGTTCAAATAGCGTTTTTGCTATAAATCGACCGAGCGACACTTTTGGAGAAACATTCACTATCCTTGATAATCGCAACGTCGGCATCGGGACAGCATCTCCTGTGAGTACATTGGAAGTACACGGGTCGACCTCGTCGCACAATGCGACAATTTACCCCTTACACGTCTCAACCAAATCGACGAGTTCCACAGAGGTTCAAGAGGGTATTGGAACTGGAATCGCCTTCGATGTGGAAAGACGAAACACAGACAACATACAACGTGATTGCGGAGCGATACGAGTATACGGTGCGGCGAATATTCCATCAACTTCCGACCAGTGGAACATGGCGTTCCGCGTCAGGGACAATGACACGCAGAGAGAGACCCTGACTCTAAGATATAACGGTGAAGTATACACACCCGGAGCGTTTTTTGCAGATTCTAATAGAAGTGTGATTCGAGGGGATGCTCCGACACTGTATTTCAGGGACACAAATGCTCGTTCAGGAATGATTCACATAAACTCTAATAGAACGTATTTTCTTTCTGGTGGGATAGATACGGAACCGTGGTCAACGACAAAACATAATAGATGGCCCATGTATTTACAAAATGATAGCAATTTAACACAGTTGGGTGGTGGTATAGTCATTTGGGCTCATGATAGTAGCGTTCCAACGTATAGCGGTGCCACGTGGGCCAATCAAATCTATTTGGACGGTTTTTATCGCCGATGGAGTATAGGTGTCGAGGCGAGTGGAAGTTACGCACTTGGGTTTTTTAGGTGGAGTAGCTCTACAGGTGGAACACGATATTTGAACGGTTACATTCATGGTACGAAATATGCCCGGGATATGTCTAATTTTACGGGGCAACACAGAACATTCATAAAAGATATTCCGTACACGTTCGCGGCTACGCACGAAGGTTTGATTGTTTCCGCTAACAACGACACATATATCAAGATGTCCGACGGTATAGCGTATGGAAGCAACGCGATAACGATTAACGAATCGCTACCAGTCGTGAGTATATCTAGGAAAAAATACGATAAAGCGTGCTTTGGTGTGATCTCGACATCAGAAGACCCAGAAACGCGAAGTGATTCGTTCGGTAAATTTGTATCTGTGTACGAGAAGGAACTAGGTGATACACGCGTGTACATCAACTCCGTCGGTGAAGGGGGTGTTTGGGTCACGAATATGAATGGTCCCTTAGAATCCGGTGATTACATCACATCTTCGTCTATTCCCGGGTACGGTATGAAACAAAACACGGAGATGTTGGCTAACTACACAGTCGCTAAAATAACCATGAACTGTGATTTTAATCCGATACTTCAGCCTATCAAGCGTATAATAAAAGAACTCAAAAACAAAAAGTACTGGGTAAAACGTGAGTATCCGACAATCACTAAAGAAGAATACGATACCCTCGAAGAATCAAAACGTACGCGCGTCGAAAAATCGGAAGAATCCATGTCCTATCGAAGAATAGATACAGTTGAGGTCGAAAAAGATCCTTTAGATGACGAGTACGAGTTGCAGATACGCGAAGAATTGATAAACGTTCTCGACGAACATGGTCAATTACAATGGGAAGACACGGGGGAGATGGAACGAGCCTACAAAATACGATTTCTTCTTCCAGACGGAACACAGATATCCGAAGAAGAGTACACGACAAAGGCAAACGCCAACGAAGAGGTATACATAGCGGCGTTCGTCGGGTGTACGTACCACTGTGGATAATTTGTGATGATATAATATGATCGTCCCCGACGTCGTAAGAAATAAATGGAACTATCAACCAACGTCTGTGGAATCGCTAGAAGCCGAACTGCAAGCCGAAAAACAAAAAACCGCGAACTTGCAACTCATGGTCGCATCTTTACTCACGCGCATTACGAAGCTGGAACAAAAGGTACGATAAAGGTATGAGACTCGGGGAGTTACAGAAGTTTTGGAAAATCATCAGGGAAGAAGTGCGGGCACTCCCGGCTCACACACACGATTTATGGGTCGATTCCGATGATCCCGGGTTTTTTAAATGGCCTCTCTTGTACGAGGGATCTGTCATACAAGAGAGGGCTGTGTGGTGCCCAAAAACCATAGAACTGATACGACGCGTCGACGAAGACATACACATCGCGGGGTTCTCCTTATTCACGGCGGGTCATGGGTTACCACCACACACAGACACAGACGAAAACTGTGAAAACTATGCATTCACCTACCATCTCGGTATCGATTGTCCACGTGACTGTTATCTCAACCATTCCAAAGATGGTATCATATACGAGCGTAACGGTAAAGAGATACGAATGGATAATACATACTCACACTTTGCCGTGAACAAGTCGGATAAAGACAGGATCATCTTATACATGGAAATCAAAAAACCAAATCTTTTGACACGTGTAAAGCGCCTATTCGCTTAAAGAGATCTTGCGTATCTTATGTACAATGGTTCTCGTACTCGCACGAAATGTTACCCCAGCGCCCGTTCGCACCAAGACGACCACGAAATCGTCTAAGAACACCTACGTTCCTCCTCTCAAGAAGGTCGAGCGTCCCAACGACTTTCTCTCCATGGCAGAGCGCGTCAACGGACGTGCCGCTATGATCGGATTTACATCTGCCGTCATCGACGAAATCATGACCGGTAATTCTATCAGCACGCAGTTCCACGATAATATTGGCCTCTCCGTCGCGGTTGCGTCCCTCGCGTTCCTCGGTACCGCGTCTAACCCTAAAGATGAGGGATACATTCAGGGATTCTGGAAGCCGGAGACCGAGCTTCTCAATGGTCGTCTCGCCATGATCGGTGTGATGTCCTTACTTCTCACAGAATCGATTCACCCCCACGTTCCACTTTTCTGACTTACTTAAAAAAATAAAACCGTAGTATAATATAAAATGTCCGGTGGTATTGCCCAACTCGTCGCTATTGGTGCTCAGGATGCCCACATCGTCGGGAAGCCCGAGGTTTCCTTTTTCCGTTCTACTTACAAGCGTCACACGAACTTCGCCCAGACCGTCGAGCGTCAGGTTATCCAGGGTAACCCTACCTCGAACGGTATGTCCACCGTTCGCTTCGAGCGTAAGGGTGACCTCCTGGGGTCCGTGTACATCACGAACCGTTCTCCCACGAACCACACTCGCGATCAATGGAAGGATGAGATCCAAAAGGTCGAGCTTCTGATCGGTGGTCAGGTGATTGACACGCACACCTCCGAGTTCTCCCAAGAGATTGCCCCCTCGATGCTCGCGCAATCGTATTCCAAGTCCCTCGCCGCGAACGGTGACGGCGCTCACCCCACCCAGTTCTACCCTCTTCGCTTCTCTTTTTGCGAGAATGCGCAATCCGCGCTTCCCCTCGTGGCGCTCCAGTACCACGATGTTGAGCTTCGCATCACTTGGGGTACTCTCTCCGCGTCCGACTACGAGGTCCACGCGCAATTCGTGTACCTCGACACTGACGAGCGCGCGACCCTCGCGGCGACGCCTCAAAACATGCTCATCACCCAGACCCAGCGCGCGATCGCGTCTGCGGGTGCCATTCAGGAGCTTAACTACAACCACCCCGTGAAGTTCCTCGCGACTTACAAGCAGGGTGCGATCGGTTTCTCCTCCGGCAAGGTCAAGCTCCAGATTAACGGAACGGATGTTGGCGACGCCAAGCTTGCCAAGCCTCACTACACGTCCGCGTCCCTGTACTACCACACCCCCTTCAGTACTTTATCTGTGGACAATGACGAGCGCTTCCTCTACCCGTTCTGCCTCGACACCAGCAAGCTTCAGCCCACTGGTTCGCTCAACTTCAGCCGTATCGATTCGGCTCGTCTCGTAACTGATGGTGGTTCTTTCGACACCGACATCTACGCCGTGAACTATAACATTCTTCGCATCGAGAACGGTATGGGCGGTCTCATGTATTCCAATTAATTCCCTAGTATAGTATAGTAACATGTGGTTTCTGTTATTTTTGCTAGCGTTCATCTTTATAATCACGTACGATCCCAAGTCTAAGACACTGGAAAAGTATATTCCAAGGGAACCTGCACCTTGTAAAGATGGGCATTACAATGAAATTCAATTCGCGCAGCATGGATATGAGTGCCCCAGCAAAGATAAGTGCAAGATGGGTGCGATTATATCAACTTAAAAACAAAATTCCTTATATAAACACAATGTTCACCCTTAACCGTGATACTGCCATGATGGCCGCCGTCGCCGTGTGTGTCCTCGCGACCATCTACGTGTTCCGCGAGTTTTCCAAGACCAAGAACGATCTCTACGAGATGAAGAACCTCGTCGATAAGCACGACTCGTTCATGTACTCCATGAACGACGACGAGTCCGACGATGAGGCACCTCAGCAGCCCCCCGAGGCTTCCCAGGAAATGCCTCCCCAGGTTTCGTCTCAGATGAACATCATGCCCCCGCCGGTGAACCCCGCGCAGTGAATCTGGGATAATATTGTCAGTGGATTATAGAAGCAATGTGCGATGAAAAAGTACAAGGCCATTGCTATACCCGTTTCTTTAACGGAAAATATACCTAGGTTTTTAACAGTCAGAGATAAAAGATTTAAAGAATGGATATTTGTCACGGGAGGGTGTAAACGCCGTGAGATTTTTTATCCACTTAGATGTGCCCTACGTGAACTACGCGAAGAGACGAGGGGTGTGTTGTCTTTAAAAAATGGTGAGTACACGACATTCACGTTTAACGTGCGTGAGAGTCCCACCGTCGAACTCGAGTATACGGTATTCATACTGTTTGTCGATTTCACGAGACAACAACAACTCGAACTCATACGAAAGTTTAACGAAGAGAAGTATAAGATGTACACGAAGCAGATTCACGTGAAACGTGCGTACGACGAAAACGATTACATGAGTTTCGATACGTTACCAGAGTTTAACGCTCGTAACAGGTGGGATCGGATCGTACAAAACGTGATTCAGAACCCAGCGTTCTATGAATGCGTGACGTCACGGAATAGAAAATCGTTCTTTATTAAAGAATGAAGTCTAAGAACTACATCTTGATGCAAATAAAAAATTTACTCATCGATCGAAAGTCATACTTACCTGAGAAGGCGGAGGAATATGCGGAGTCCCTCAGAGATAAGACGGTATACGAGCTTCTCGTGATTAAGAAGGAACTCTCTACGTCTGATGAAGAGTTCCTCGACATCTCGTGCAACCGTTCGATTTGGCATGAAGATTATTAAAAAAAAGACTCTCATATACGTATAAGTGATATGTTCAGGTCGTGGTGTCGCCGACAAGGATTCTGTAATGGCTCCAATCTATCACATGTGCTCATGGACGGCGGTGTACTCTCCGTGCCATTTGATAGATTGAATGATTTTTATGAAGAATACGTCAGGACTGTGAAAGCCGGTGAGAAGATTTACGTTGTGGAACAGAAGACAGACACGTACAACTTCTTCGTGGACATGGACTACAAGGATACCGAAGAACTTCCTTTCGACCGTTTACAGGAAATTGTGCGCGTCGTGTGCGATAGGATCGCCCTTCTCGGAGGAAAGGACGTGCTCGTATCTGTCGCCGAACCCAAGTCTGTCGGTGGTTTGATCAAGCACGGCATTCACATGAATTGGCCCGGTTTCGTGGTCGATCACGGGTCCGCGATGGCTTTACATTCGCATATCGTATCGTGCCTGTCTCTTCTTTTTCCTTCTAAGAACTGGAAGGAGATCGTCGATACGTCCGTGTATGGAAACGGAAAACGCAATGTACGTGGAAGTGGGTTTCGTATGCCTTGGTCGTATAAGCGCGCGAAGCATGAACCGTGTGAAGGTCGTGGGTGTGACAGTTGCGAAAAGGGGCGTATCACGCAAGGGTACTACCTTCCCGTGTTGAAATATGATTCCGTAAAGTCGATACTGACACCCGTGTTTGATTCTGAACCGAGTGTCGAGATGCTTCACATGGCCACGACGAGGACGCAGGATACGAACGCTATCATCATCGAGGGATCTAAACGCGAAGAGGGGTCGTTCAGTGAAAAGGACACAAAAAACGTCTATGCGGACGAAGAAATTATTAAGAAAATCGAAAATTTCATTCGAAAACACATGGAAGGGCAAGCCTCTTCCGAAATTACCAAGGTCTACGAACGTGAGAACTCGTTTCTCGTCTCGACCTCATCTAAATATTGTGAAAACCTAAAGCGTAACCACGCATCTAACCATGTATGGTTTTTGATCCAGGGTAACATGATCATGCAAAAATGTTTTTGTCTATGTGAAACGAATCGTGGGCGTTTACACGGGTTTTGTAAAGATTTCATAGGACGTAAGCACTTCCTACCGGATACCATCTACAACGCCATGTACCCCAAGGGGTACAAGCAGCCGTACGCACATAAACAGACAAAGCCGCAAGCGTTTCACGATAAGGCGGACCCCATGCCAGTACTGTGTACGTTCATAAACAAGTACGTCGTCGAAGATGAAGAAGTCAAACTGAAAAGTCTCACGAAAAAAGGTAAGGTGTACACGGTCAACACGAATCACACGTGTAAAGATTGTGGAACGGAAAATATTCACATGAAAATTGTAAAAAATGAGCTCGCACGAACGTGTTGTAAGGGGCGCAAGCATCTGCTCACAGATAAAATCGCAAAGATATTATAGATGATCACGTTACTATTTATCATCATTTTCGTATTCATCATGTCTCGGGTAGGCACGGTCGATACGAGTATGGACACAGTAGATTCCATCATAAAAGAAACACACGCGTATTCCGGTATTCACGAACCCACGTATTCCGATTTTTTCGCCACGATACAGTTAGCTAAGAAATACCGGGCTCACCCTAAAGAGTCTCAGGAATACTTACACCAAGCTATACGGAAGTTGAACGATATACCCCTGTACATGACACCACCAGAACCCGATGTTCAGGACGATGTCACTACGCTCGGTGAACGCTTAGGTCGAGAATTCGAAAAGATACTCATGAACGTAGCGATTAACACTGATAAGGCCTTTAAACCTAAATATATTTAAAAAGAATACGTGTATACTACTTATAATGAGTGCTATCACTAAGACGCGTTCCGGGCGAGTATCTAAAAAGCCTGAGATGTATGAACCTGAAGAGATTCCAGAGGACGACTACTCTGACGAGGATATCGAGGACGAGGATTTCGATATCGATGACAGTGATTTGAGTGAGAGTGAAGATGAGGATTTTAGTGACGATGACGAAGATGCCGACGAGAATGGTAATTTAAAGGGTTTTATCGTCGATGATAGTGATGAGGAAGATGATGCTTAAAAAAATGGCGTCTTAAATATAGACATGGAAACTGAACTAGGTAATCCTATCGAATATTCCCCGACTCTTCCAGATGATAATAACGTACAAGAGAAACCTACCGAGGAGATGCACGTTCCCGAGGAGCCCATGTATTATTACCAGCCTCCTCCACCCCAAATGCATGCACCGGAGAAACCAGATTCAAACGATTTTTTTAGTTCCTTAGACAAGACTGCTTACGTCATTATTTTCGTGGCGTTCATTCTAGGGTTTTTTATGGGGAAGACGATGCAACCAGTTATCCTCAGGCCTGGGTGAATATCCCTTGAAATCCCCAATTGACCCTTCCTTAGATTCCGTAAAATACGCCCGACTCACGATGACCGGATCCTTCGTATTATCTTCGAGGACTTCCATTGCCGTGACCGTCGGAATCACTTCCTCTTCTTCCGTATCATTCTCGTACACGAAAAAAAATGCTGCGCCTAAAAGAATTAACAAGACAAAGAGTATGAGTAACATATTATTAAACGCGTAGATTTTAATAATATGCTAGTTTTGTATTAAAAAATTTTCTAGTCCTTCTTCTCCTCTTCCTCAACCTTCTCCAGCTCAGCTTCGCGGAACTTCTTACGCTCCTCGATCTCGTCGGCGACGATCTTATCAGCCTCCTTCACGAGCTCCTCCATGGGCGTGTCGGGCTTCTCCTTCTTGAGACGCTCGAGTACGTCCGCTGGGTGGCTTACGGGTGGCTCGTCGGGCTTGGAATAAAACTTGGAGTTCTCGTCTCCAGGCTTGAGGAACGAGTCGACGCCGTCAGCCTTGACCGCCATCATATCTCGCTTACGCTCCTCAAACATCTTGGTCGCGAGTACCTGGTTCTCCCTGTATCCAGTCATGAGCGCCTCGAGCTTCTCGTTCGTATAGTGCGCGTCCTCGATCTTGGTAGGATCGGGGGGAATGAGAAGCCACTTGTACATGTCTACGACGTAAATGTCGAACGTCGAGTCCTCCTTTTGAAGACGCTTCGCATGGTTCGCCGCCTCGTCGCGAGTAGCAAACGCACCTCGAATCTTGATACCGAACTTATCATTCTTTTGAGGCGCCTCGGGTCCGACAACCGAAAGGCACGCGTACAGCTGACCGGGGACGGTAGTATAATCTTGCTCGAGAGACATTATACCTATCAGTAGCTCAAAAACTTTAAATACATTTTACCTAAGTGAGATTAAAGTTTTGAGAATATAAGTACCCATGGAAGAACTCCGCAAACTTCATAACGATGAGAAACGTGCGCTCATCGAAAAGGTGACGCGTAAGGGTGATACGATTCTTGACGTGGGGTGTGGGTTCGGTGGAGATCTTCAGAAATGGCGTGGTGTCGGGGCCAACATAAACATGTGTGAACCCAGTGCCGAGGCGCTCGAGGAGGCTAAGTCGCGTGCGAAGAACATGAAGATGCGCGTGAATTTTTATCATGGTGATATCACATCGTGTCCCAACAGAAAATATGATGTCGTGTGTTACAACTTTGCCTTGCACTACATTTTCGCGTCACGAGAACTGTTCATGACTTCGATTCACGAAATAAAAAAACGTATGAAACCCGGGGGTGTTTTCATAGGTATCATACCAGATTCTGAAAAAATAATTTTCAAAACGCCGTACCAAGACGAGGCGGGAAATTTTTTTAAAATGAAAGAAACGAGTAACGGAGATTTCGGAGAAAAATTGTTCGTGCAATTGGTGGATACCCCTTACTACGCGGACGGCCCGAAGGCTGAACCCATCGGGCACAAAGATTTACTCATCACACACCTGGAGAATATGGGATTTTCTCTCGAATACTGGAAGGGGCTCGAGGGAAATCCGATTTCCGAACTGTACAGTAAATTTATATTCGTATATAGAAATGATAGTCGTGGTCGTCTTGTTGATAGTTAATTTTTTAATACTCATGAACACTACTCACGATGAAAGATTTCTCGAGGTGAAGGAAAAATACCGAACACTCAGGGAGCACCTGAAATCCACGAACGATCCGACGTTCGCGATGCTTCATAGAGAGATTCCCATCGTGGCATACACGGGTAAGCCTAGAACCGTGGGATACAACACGAATAAGGGGCAGGAAATTGGTATATGCATCGACGGAACACCCAACGAAATATTCCACGTCCTTTTACATGAGTTAGCGCATTGTACGGTCAGTGAGTACTCCCACAGTCCCGATTTCTGGGAAAATTATGAGAAGCTCAAGAATGAAGCTGTATCCATAGGTGTCTACGATTCGATACTCAAGTCGACACCCTTTTGTGGAAAGCACATACGCGATAAATAATGTCCGCGTACTATAAATGGATAGCACTTTAAAACCATCTCTTCAGCAGATGCAGGTATCTTTAGTACCATGGTTCATACTCATGTTCGGTATAAGCATCATACGTCTCGAGACTAAGTACTGGGTCAACATGACCATGCTCTCGGCCGTGTATCCCATGTTGATTTGGTTCTTATCGAATAAGAACTTGTTGTTGAGTTTGCGTACGGGGAGTGCATGGACTACCATCACCACGTCTATACTTTTATTGATCGCTTTAACTGAAGGCGTAAAGTGGCAAAAGTTAAAGGATAATTTCAAGAAATTTGGAAAAGATCCGAAACAAACGGCCATCACCACGTCTGTCGTCATGGCTACGACCATGATCGGACTCGCGGTGGCGTACGTCGTTCAGGGAGGCGACGTTCTTTACATGTAACGTCGAAGAATGAAGAAAAGAAGACCCGCGACGGCACCGGTGGAGGCGAGGCCCACGAGGCTTCGGCTTCCCTGAGCGTTGAGGAACTTGGGAACCGTGTTAGCAAGCTTCTCTTGGATAGGCTTGCTAACAGCGACACCAGTGCACGCGACCACGAGAAGCGCGTGAAACTGCTCGTCGGTAAGGTTGAAGGGGTTCTGCTTGGCAGCCTTCTCGGGCTCCTTGGTGGTGGTGGAGGGAGCTTGCATGTGACGGGGAAGCTCGACACGGGGCTGAGCTTCCATCATGCGAGGATCCATGGCCATGGCAGGAGGTTCGAAGACGGGCTCTTGGGGCTGCTGACCCATGATATCGGCGATGGGCGTAGAGTCCATGTTATCTTTATGTTGGTCTATATTTTTTTCATTCATCTTTTCGGGCACGAATGTCGTCGAGTGATTGAGAGGGACCATACCGGAAGAATCATCAGACAAGTTTAACGTGGGAATGTCAGACATTATATAGTTCGTTCAGGTTTTTTCATCGTGTGCATAGCGCAACCTGAACCATATTAAAATATAGAAGCCATATAAACTAAATGAACATTGTCTGTGTAAACCCGGAATCCGGTCTTCATGCCTATAAGTTGAATAAAATTCGAAACAATGTTCTGGAAAAGATCTACAAGGGTGCTGATGTAGACATCAAGTCCACGACTAGGGACAATCCACGCCTTCGCCTGAGATTTAAGGAAGCGATTCGAGAAGCGCACGAGATCTGTTCCAATAGCAAAAATTCGTACGAGTGTCATCTCGCGTGGTACGAAGTTGATGAGCTCGAGGACTCTATGATGCGTCAGAATCTTAAAGACTAGGGGTCATACGTACGCATGGACATAGAAGCTCTCGCGGAAAATATTTACACGACACTTGGACCGGGATACAGTGAACGCGTGTATCATAATGCCATGGAAATACTTTTGAGGGAGAATAACATACCATACGAATCTGAGCGTATCATTCCCATTCCGTTTCGTGGACACGTGATAGGTAGTCTCAGAGCAGACATAGTGATCGATAATCGTATCATACTCGAATTTAAGTCTATAAAAAATTTATCCGAACATGCAGAAATTCAGGGGTATAATTATTTGAAATTGACAGGAATAAAAATTGCATATCTCATAAATTTTCCTCAACAGAAAGATTCTAAAATTGAAATAAAAAAAATTACCATGGAATCTGAGTAGGATTATATCTACAAGATTGTTTTAAAAATGAAACTAAATATTCGAGTTCGTCACCATTCTGTATGGAGTCTAACATTCTCTGTACAAATTGGTTATACTTATGGTGGGGACCGACGTGAACGAGTCTATCTTCGCGTACGTTTAAAACCTGCTTTCCATACCTTGTGGGCATCATCACGATGTTAGAACTAGCATTCATGTCGTAATTATGACGGCGTATGACGGGGTGGTGCTTAAACTGTTTGGGTATTACATGATGATCTTCTACTACACCTTTAAGATTCCACCGTACCTTAAAATTCTCCCTGAGTACCGATCCGTATCGCATACAATAGTATCACTTTTTAGTTGCATGATTTAGATGCAACTAAAAAGTGATCCAAACGGGGCTCGAACCCGTGACCTTGGCGTGCCTTACGTGAATGTGACTTCACATGATATACCATGTATAAGCACCACGCTCTAACCAACTGAGCTATTGGATCATGTGATATGTATACTTAGTCAGTATTCTTTAAGTTGCTTGTTTAGTCAACTCCATCGTAGTAACTACTGACTTCTTCGCCGTCATCTTCGTCTTCTTCGATCGTGGCGACTTGTGGTTCTTCCATCTGGCGTTCGTAATAGGCTCTAGGATCTCTCAGACCTTCGGATAAAATTTCTGTAATTTTACCAACGTGATACCTGATCTCGTCGATGCAAAACTGAAAGTAAAACTCGGTGTTCATACTGTCGGTATGTATTCCCAAGATAAATCGCGACAAATCTTCTTCCAGATGAGATCTTGTTGGTGAAGCTTTTCTTTCGACTTTAGGAGCGGAAAGTATTGCAGGTAAGAATCTTCGCTGAGAAGTTCACAGAATTTATACAAGACGTACGAGTAACTTAGGAAGTTTTTGCGTTCCGACGGACAATTATCGTCGAAAGGTTTCTGGATATCTTTGAACATCATGCGAAGCTGCTCTTCTAAATCCTTGGGCATTCTCGGGGGTTTGATGCCACTCAATATATTCGTGATGTACGGTACGTGTTCGTAATACTTGTTCAGCTTTAGCTTTTTCAAGAGTGCTCGAACGCGTGCGTGTGTGATCTCTGTTAGGGATTTTATCTTGAGTTTCTTCAACTCTGTTCGCAACTGACTGATGACCTCTGGTGGAATGGTCGTGGTCTCTTGCGCTTGGAACTGTGAGAGCCACTCGTTAAAGTGATTGTCACGCTTATACGAGTAGTTTACGATTTTCTCCGATGTCTCTTGCTCCTCCTTATACGTTAACTCTTCGCTTATCAAAAATTCTACGACCACCCCACACCCATCACATACGATTTCACTCGTATCGTTAAAGTGAAAGAGGTTACTATTCGGGCACGTCTTACATGTTTTAACTACTTTCTCTATAGGTCTATCGAGTGTCTGCTTTTCTACGTCTATCAAGTAATCGACGAATATATCTTTTCGCCTAAGCCCATTGGTCTCCTTGCACTTGAACACGTTATCAGTGTGTGTCTCTTTCGTCGTCTCATCTGTGTATTGCTTCATGTACGGCATACACTTCATGATATAATCGGACATCTCTGACTCGTACGACGATCTATTACCCGGGTCTTTGTCTATCTTTTGCATCCACTCGTTTATTCGATTGTTATATCTACTTAAAAAATTACCTTCCATGTATGCTAATGAAATTACTTCACTCGTTTTTAATTAACGCAATTTATGTTTTTAAGAGGATCGTTCAATTTTTCGTACATAAAAATGATTACACCATCATAAATCGTTCGATCGAGTATACTGTGGACCATTCGAAGGAAATGTTTGACACGGAATCCGATTTTTGGAAATCCATGCGCAAACACTGGGTCGAGGAGTCCACCGAGTACTACGAAGACATAGACGAACGCGAAGTACTTTCTGACCCGCCATCGTGTGTCACAAAAACGCTGGTGCGGGTGAAGTATTGGTACAATAACAAGGTCTACAAGTACTTGACGTACGATGTGGACTACCCCTGGCCACCGGTTAAGTCCATGGGTATCAATTTCCACATTCCTTTGTCGAGTGCACAATTACTGGACTGTGATGACAAGCCAGTAAAGGACATGCTCCCAAAGATTACGAGATATGCCGGTCCACATAACGATTTTTATAAGAATGACGTGAAAGTCAAAGACATGTTGTGGTATAACGAGGAAACGCTTAAGAACGTCCCGAAGATCAAGCTTCGAAACGCTTTAGGTCTCGTGAAGATGGTCGATACGAACACTGCACTTCTTACTGATCTTCGTTTACCTTAGTGGCCAAGTAGAACTTCAACTCGCCCAGATTGGCGACGTTATATTTCAGTACCATAAACCTGTTTTGCTCTTCCTGCATGATCTGTACCGTCGAACACATGCTCGTGGCCTTCGTGAAGATATTCATATATTTGAGCGAGTACAAGCCACTCATGCGTGGCGAACTCTCGGTACACTCGATGACAGTTTCTTGATTGGCGAAATCTCCATTCGACGTGAGATGCAGCTTGGTTCCTTCGCGTGTGATTTCTATGTCGTCTCCGATGTTCGACATGTCCCTACACATACGTTGGAAATCGACCGACGGAAGCGTCGTGTTCATAGTCATGTGAACATCTGGGACTTCGATCTGACTCTCGTTGATGTCCAAGAGCTTCAGTGCGAACTTCGTACAAGTCTTCTTTTGTTCGTTGTGTATCTCGATGTTCATGTACTCCTTACAATTCACGGAAATCATGAGAACATCGTTGTTCGTGATTGTCTTCAGCAGTTTGTGCATGTTCGACATATTCACACCCGCTTCGATATCCTCCGTACACGTGTACTCCTCGAAATTATCGGCCGCCAGGTGCATATCGATCAAAGACGTTCGAGCAGTGTCTAGGGTGACGATGTACATGCCATCTTTGTTGAAGTAGATGTTGACATCGTTTAAAATATCCTTGAGCACCTCAAATGTAGACTTAAAGGCGCTCGCTTGAATAGTGAGTAACTTTAACATCTCTCGATAAAGTTCGAATTATTTCTTTATATCCGTATACGCATCTGTGACGCTTCGGCTAATTTTTGCTTGTAACTCTGGTGTCATCGCGGGCTGCAAGGATCGCCCGTACTCGTCCAGACCGAACAGCTGGTCACTCGACTCACCCTCGAGAGTAGTCATGTTAAACGAGCTAAACCCACAGTTCTCGAGTTCCTTCACGGGAAGAAGAGACTCTAGCCAGTTGTGTATCTCGCGTCCTACCAAAATTTTTCCATTGGTCGTCAGCATGGTGGGAACGCGTTGAATCTTACTTCTGTATTGGGGTGGTATCCCACGCTCAGTCACGTTGTGATAGTGAACAACCTGTTTGAGTTGTGCGTTGGATTGAATGAATTCTATGACCTCCATGCTATGCTTGCACTTTGGGCTATACAGAAGTAGAGACATATCTGTTGTAATCACGCAAAAAAAAACTAAAAATTACACACAGGTTTTTTTATGCTGTATATATTAAATGACGAAGATCATATTACTGTGCCTCATCGCTCTGGTCCTGTTTATGATGTCCAGGACGACTGAAAAATTCGGTTACGCCGGTCACACCAAACCTGTGACCACCGTGACGCTCGACGATCCCGGACCGAACATGGACGAGTATAACCCAGACGATAAAGTTAGCATAAGCAATGATATGATGGAAAAGTTCGTCCTCGCTGCGAATGAGTACGTCTCCGAAAAGACTGGACTCTGCACGTACGTCATTGAGACGACGTCCGTCAAGAAGTTTAGGCACAAGACGAAGAACCACGATCTTTACAAATGCATGTTCATGTTCGTGCGCCAGGGTGGGTTCTCCTTCGGTTTCTCTGTGACGGTGGACATCATGGTCGTTTCTAAAAACATTCGAATCGTGGGTGCTCGCACGCAGCCCATCGACGTGAAGCCCCCTTCCGTGACCACCCCCTTCGAGTCTAACATCGAGGGTAAAGAGTTCGTGGAATTCAGCACGTTTGAGAAAGGTGAGTTAGATTTAATCAAAAATAAGTCCGTCTAATTATAATGATAAGCGTAGACGAGATCTCCAAGATTGCGGAGAAGAGAAATCGCTTGAAAAAGGAAACGTACACAAAACTGTACGAACAAATATCCAGGAAAATACGTCGAACCGTCGAGATGGGCGGGAAATACACGATCGCGGATATACCTTCCTTTCTCATAGGATACCCTACGTTTGATAAATACAAGGCTGCCAAATACTTGAAACGGCAGTTTGAAAATAATGGATTTATAGTGTCCGTTTTCGGTGACATAGCCCTACATATTTCGTGGGAAGTGAAAAAAGCACCCAAAAAGGAAAAAGAGGTCGAGGAAGATTTCCCAACTTTGATAAATTTGAAAAAGGCGGCCAATCAGTACAGGGGATTTGCGGGAAACGGTTGATAAAAAAAGTTACGCTTATCATAAATGGATAACCTCAACATTCTCGTGGAAGCCAAGCGCGAATATCTCGAACAGTTATCTATTCTCACATGCCCGGTGATGATCGATGTTTTCGATGCCATGTATCAAGAAGCTCACAAACTTTCGAAGGGTCGCAAAGTTTTGATCATGTTCCAGAAGCTTCTCAGGGACGTCCCAGAGTGGAGCGAGACGATGGCGAAGCAGCACACCGATAACATCGCGAACCGGTGTGCGTGGTTCAAGGATTTGGTAGCCGCCGTGTTTGTCAGCTCGGTGAAAATCCTATCCGCCGTCCGACTCAGCAAGGATACCAAGAAGCTTTCTGTGAAACTACCCACGAATGAGGTGTTCATTCACACGTGCTACAAGAACGCGGCGCGGGATCTCTACAAGGACCCTTACATTTTTACCGAAAACCTCTCCGAGCATACTCGCAACGATCGATTATACGATCGTTTCGCGGCATGCATCGAAGCCACTGTCAAGGAACTCATTCCCGTACAGGAAATTTTACAGACGTACATGACCATGCAGAACGATGAGATCATGAATCCTGGTGACATGGACATGACTCAAGACGACGTCGAGGAGTATGACGGTTCTCCCCAGGAACCAGCTCCCATGGAGGAGGCTCCCATGGAGGCTCCCATGGAAGACGCTGGTGGTCCACTCTCGGGTGCGGAAGATGAACCCATGGAGGGAGAGCCCACTCCAGGAGAGGATCTCGCGCCCCAACCCGAGATGAAGTCTAACCCGCTAGACGATGAGTTCAGAACGATCTCCACTAACGCCCAGGGTCCCGCGCCTCAAGAAGAAAACGATGAAGAAGATCTGTTTCCCGATGCATCTGAAACCAGAACAAAAAAACTTAGTTATTAAATATGGACATGGACGAGTATCTTCGAGATCCGACATGGGCCGCACTCATCGCGGGTGCGATCACCGCCCTTTACATTCACGGAAAAGCGAGACTCAACGATGAGGGTACATTACCTGCGAGTGCGTACACGAAACCTGCCATATTGGTAGCAATCTTGGTGTACTTTATCATTTCGAACGGTGTTGGGAAACGTGAGACCATTTCCACGGAACCTTTTTAATTTAGACTTAAAGATTAACCCCATATTATTAGAAAATGACTTCGGTTACCGCTTTTAATGATATGATGGGACAGTTCCTCACTGAGCTTCACAAGACCTTCCCCGAGGAGAAGAGTCTCAAGAAGTACATCGCCGCGTTCGAGATGATGAGCTCTACCAACCCCAAGCTCGTCGTCGACGGTTTCATGGCTGCGATCGCCCCTCACATGGATAAGATTTCCGCGAAGGACGAGAACTTTTTCATCGAAAACGCGGGAACGATCGATTTTCTCAAGGATATTAACCTTAAGAACCTTTGGCCCAAGGCGTCCGCCGGTACCAGGGAGGCTATCTGGCAGTACATTCAGACCCTGTACATGCTCGGTACCACCATCACCTCTATTCCCCCCGAGACCCTGTCCATGATCGAGACTGTCGCTAAACAGTGTGCCGATAAGCTTCAGGAAGACGGCAGCGAGATTGACGAGAGTCAACTCATGAAGTCTATGCAAGGTCTCCTCGGTGGTATGATGAAAAAATAAAGTGTACTAATATAAATGGTGACTCAGTCGGTCTTCGACGAGCCGAAGGAACTGTTTAATAATGAAGAGGTACTCAAGTTTTGGCCACACAAGAACCATACGGCCTCAGAGCGCGTGAACTCTACTGCCAGGTTCTTGATTTATGCCACGTGTGTGTTGTATCTCATCAAGCGAGATATCAGGGTGTTTATTTTGGGTATGACGGGATTAGGTGTTCTTTACGTGATGGAACGTTCGAACATGATCAAGGAGGGACGTGCGCGACCGGTTAGGAAGAGTGAGTATGATTCTCAGTGCCAAATCCCTACACGAGACAACCCTATGGGGAACGTTCTCATGTCGGATTACGCCGATCGCCCCGATCGCCCCAGTGCGTGTGACGTCACGACCGTGGACGACGAGATCAATTCCATCTTATTCGACCGTATTCCCTACGGTCCCACTCGATCTCGATCTTCCATGCCCGAAGTGCAACGTAACGCGTACGCTCGCCAATTCGTGACTTCTCCGGTGTCCAGTATCCCAGGTGACCAAACGGCATTCGCCGAGTGGTTATATGGTGAGAAGAACGCCCCCATGTGCAAGTCTGATGGCACCAAGTGCAGCCCGAACGCACGTGGTGTTCAGCTCGAGGCTTTCGCTGGTTTAGATGCGAGTGGTGACATGCGATCCGGAATGTTCGGTGGATCTGGTCGGGGTGCCGGTACGGTCAGCTCTACTTTTGGATAGATAATATTCTTATGTAATAATAAATGGCGTATCAGCTTCAACCAGGAATGAAAATCGTCGAGAACCCAGTAAAGCCGCCCGTGTGCGCGACTGAGGAAGTTTTCGTGTACCCCAAGCCGAGTACCTTAAACTATGGTTCTAGCCGTCCCAACACCATGCTTTACGGTACCGCCCCATTCATGGCCGGCAAGGGTGCCCCAGCGCAATTCATCGAGACGAGTGATGCACTCCGTCCTCAGTCTACGAGCCAGTTCAACAAGATCGTATCTCAAACGTACGAGAAGAACCATTTCCCCCTCCAACAACTCGACTGTGTGAACCCCCTTCGTACCATGCGATACGAACCCGCTAGCACACGAGCTGATATTCAGAACGCGATATTCACACAAAGATACCAGAATTAAAAATCTCAATAACAGGTAAGAATGGCTGATCCAGCGTCTATACTAGCGGTAGCCGGCTTAGCGTATGTCGGAAAAAAACTGAGTGAACGATATTCCGAACCGTACGAAACCGAAACACCTAAAGTATATACTCCAAAGCCCCCCGTAGAAGTCAAAGCACCCGACATCATAGGCGAAGTAGATGCACGTCTTCCCGCGCGTAAGGTTGAGATTCCCACGTTTGCCGATATCTCTCCCCAAAAGGAATATGGCGGTGATGGGATCCTCAGCATGCGTAATCGCATGTATGATACCGGTCGCATGAATAACTTGTCCCCAGTGGAGAAGCAACTCGTCGGTCCCGGTCTCGGCGTAGATGCGTCCGTTCCTGCGGTTGGTGGTTACCAGCAGTCCTTCCGCGTGAATCCCGAGAATGTGGGCGCGTACCGCCTCACCACTCTCCCCGGTCGTGCTGGTCCAGCTGGTGTGTTGAACGGTGGTCGTCGCGGTGTCATGGGCGAATTCGCGCAAAATCGACCCGAGAAGACGGCGTTCATGGCGACGCGACGCCCCGAGGTGTTTGGGCGCGCGCAGGGTATGACTGGTGTCGTCCCTCGTGGCGAGTACGAGCAAACCAAGCGTCTCACGAACAGGTCTCAGACTGGTGCTCGCACGGATAATCTCGGCTTCGCCGGTGCGAAGCGTGTCGTGTCGGAAACTGCGTTACCCATGGACCCTACGCGTAACAAGAAGGACGGTAACGTCGAGCAGTACCAATACAACAACCAGCCCGTACCCAACATCAACAGTTTCGCGCACGGGTACCTCAGCTCGCCAGGCTCTAAGATTGGCGAGTCGCGCGTGTATGGCACGCCTCACACCGTGCAGGAGCTCATGAAGTACGGTTTCCGCCCCGAGGATCGCCGCGGTAAGGCGAACCGCAGTGGTAACGCCGGTCGCATGAACGTTCGCGCGGGTCCTCTCAATCAGGGTGGATTACCGACCGCGCTTCGTTCGGATACGACGCGTATCGATGGTCGCATCAACCCTGTGAACGGTGGCTGGACGCAGCAGTATTCCAACAACTCGTACCACCAGCTCAACGCTTACAAGGGTCACACGAACCCTTACGCTCGTGACGATAGCCTCAACATCGCTAAGACGCAGCTGAGCAAGAACCCCATCTCTCAGAAGTATTGGTAAATTAACGTATCTTGTGAAATAACATTCATTAAAATATTGTTCATATATTTTAATGAGCGTACACACGCTAGATATAGATAGTAGCGAGCGCGATCCCATTTTGTATCCCAACCCCAGCGATTATGTGATAGAACTGCGAAACCCTATTTATAACGTAAACAAAATATCGATCGTGTCGGCGAGAATACACGCGAGCCAGTTGTTAATTAACGATAGGAACAACACGTTTGATTTCGTACATGGTACCACTGTATACACGATCACACTTACGAATGGGAACTATAACGGAAAAACACTCGCGGCAGAACTACAGTCGAAGGTGGCTCAGGCGAGAGGTAGCCCCCCTGATCAAATATCATTCGTGTATAACTCGGATAAAAATGAAATTGCTATATCGAGTATCAACGCTTCTCCACCGGACGAGATAGGTTTCAATTTTTATGATGGAACGAACGGGTACCACCAAAGTGCTGCGGTCGATGGATACACGACACCTCACGATATACTTGGACTACCGGCGAGTAACGTGTATTCCGGTAACCCCGTGAGTCAACTTCTCGTCACTGGGAGTTTAAACTTACAGGGACCCGATGCGCTCGTAATAAAACTCAGTAGTGGGGCTGACGAGTTCAACAAGACCGTGTTTTCGGAGACACCTTTCTACACGGGTCGTATTTTGATGTGTGGGGACGTGATAAATTATTCAGGATTAGACGATGCGGTCGATCACTATTTCCATTCGGGACCACAAAAAAGTATAACGCGGTTACGTGTTCAGTTTTTCTATAGTAGCAATAACCGGCTCATACCCTATGATTTCAGGAATGCGAATCACATCATAAAATTAGCCATCAATTGTACCACGGACAAACTTTTGACAACACCCAAAGTCAAGAAAGATTTCTCGTTACCCAAACCTATGCGCATCCCGGAGTTAGAAGATCCGAATAGGTGGACACCCACGATTTACATCGCGGCTATAATATTTACTGGTTTTGTATTTATGCTATTCGCTAGACCTAGACCTAAAATGGCTTAGCGAGAGATGGCGTAGACGGGGTCCGCGGGCTTCCTGACGCGGGAAGAGAGGCGCGAGATGACCATGTAGACGATCACGGAGAGGAGGGTGGTGAAGAGAGCGGTGAGCGCGTAGTTGAGACCACCGTTCTTCTGGACCTTGATGACCTGGTGAATGGTCCAGCGAACGAGATCCATCCACGAGAGGGCCGCGGCGAAGGAGAAACCGGCGACGACGGCGTTGAGGGACTGAGCCTCAAGCTCGCGGGAGATGGCAAGGAGAACGTCGGAGGCGTCGGCAGCAGACATGTTTATTATATCGAAAGATTTTTATTCCGGGATTAATTCTTCTTCTTGAATAATTTTTTTAAACCCAGATTTTTTCTTGTACCCGCGTATTTTCTCATCTTCTTCATCCGAGTCACTATCTTCTGAGTCAGATGAAGAATCTTCCCTCGCCCTGAACGTTTTATATTCTGTATCTACCCACCCTTCAGGGGGTGGGGTGTCCATTACTATAGCGAGTGCATTTTTTATCACGGATCTGGCGTCGCGAATTCGTTGGGAGCGAGGGGATCCCTACTATCGATCGCGTTCTTTATCATTTGCTCTGCCGGGTTAGACGGAACCCACGATTCCCACGCGTCGTAGGCATCGGTGATAGATTTCATGCGAATATCATCACCTGAATACGGTTCGAACATATCATCTTCACCTTCTTCGGCGATTTCGATTTCCTCGTCGTCTGATTCCTCATCGTCGTAAATATCTGGGAAATACGTGCCAATCTTTTTTCCGACGGAGTTCATAGCGCAATATTTCATACAGTATTCCATGTCCTTCGCTAAGATGGTCGTTCGACCACACGCTTTCGCGTATTCTCCTGATAATACCACCGCTTCTTCGAGGACCGGTGATATAAGATCAATCGCTGAGTTTACCATTTGTGAAGAGAAGTCGTGCGCTTCCATTTTCGAGTTTCAATATGTTATAACTGGTCGCGTAAACTCTAAGTTCTCTTTTCACGGAATTTCCGTTCAAATTCAAAATTGCGTGCTGCTCTTTAATTAGAGACATGTTCTTTTGCCCGGTGGGGTACCACCGTTCTGGCTCGAGTGCGAAACTGTATGAATAAAAACGTCTGAATAATTGCGTTCGGGAATGGTGAATACCACTCTGCACGGCTCGAAGGGAAATCACGTTACCTGAATGTTCGTTGATGTGTTCTTCACCGTTTAAGTCGAGTGTCAAACCACGTAAATTTTCGTAGTTTACATATTCGAGACGCCCGTTGACGGTGTGTACGTCTGTATGATAATCATAATCGAACACAGTAGAGCCGTCTCGTTTGATGACAAAATAGAGTTCTTTCACGGGATTCACAAGTTCCATTTTACACTTGAACTCCTGTACGTCTTTACCCGTCGAGTCGGGAATACTGAACGTGTCTGACTGGATCTGTGTGATGACATAGTCGCGTGGTTGCGATTGAAGTTTGATTCGCTCGGGGACATCTAGAGATACGAGTTCCGTCTCTAAGTAAACGGCGTTTACAGAAGATTTGAACTCGGTGATAGTGTTTGGTGTGACCGAGATCGTTCCACCCATGCCGGCATGGTTTTGGCAATAATAATACAGTGTCGTGGATGTATTCTCGTCGACTACGATGGTCAGCGAGTTGGAAGTGGTCGTCACACCCGTCGTATACTCTGGACCCTCCGCGGATTCCGACAGACGTAACGGGTGACTCAAGTTCGAAATATCGGATTGGTCAAAGATGTATGTGTTTCCGATCAAAAACGTCAATGATTTCTGGGCGGTGCCGTCTATGTGAAATACACCACCCGAAACCGTCACGGAGTGCGTAATCGTTTGAGGACCTGTCACTGGTAGGTTTAACACACACTCTTTCAAAGGACGTAACTTTATTTCAAACTCACACTCCTGGTATTTCAGGGCACAAAGGGGGACCGCCAGCTCTGGATTGTTATGAAAATAAAAGGGTATATCCACGATGTATTTCCTCGTCTCACGAGCTTCGCCCAGGTATTCTTTTATAGCCGCGTTATTCACCGGCGTTCCCGAAAACTCTTCTGGACACTTACCGATCAACTTGGAAAGATTCGTCTGTTTTGTCTGGGTGATGTACTGTTCCGAGTAAATTTGCAAGTAATCGGAAGGAATACGTTGAACGAGTTCACCGCCTATGAACATATCTACGTGTTGGATCAACGCATGACCTATGGACTCTATGTACTTATAGTACGTCGAACCATCTTGTAACGGTGGTAGTTCGAAGTGTACACGAACAGTTTTTATCAAATCACCCACATCTCGAGGTATCTTGCACCTTAAAGTAGACCCATAATCGACAGACCCATGAAGATCGTGTTTCACGTGGTACGTGGCGAAGTTCGTGTGTTTCCTGAATCTTTTTATGAAATGTGAATACTCGGGATTGTCCGTGAAATAGGCGTCGTGTACGCCTTTCGTAGCGAGTTGAACACGTCCCGCCATTACTACTATTAGAGGTTAAAATTTTAAACCAGCTAACCCACTCTCTACACGCAGGACGTTATAGTTAATCGCGTATATGTCAACATTTATGTTGCGTGAAGTTGATACTTCGGCGAGTTCCACGTCTAATTTTTTATGTATAATTCTACTCATGTTTAATTGACCAGATGGATAATATTCTTCGGGTTTAAGAGCGAACGAGTGCATATAAAATTCATATGCTGGGTCAGGGCAACCAGTATGATATTGTAGGGATTCTTGGTACGCCGCGTGTAGTCCACTTTTGTCAAACACTTCTTCACCGTTACATTCGAACCTAATGTTCTTAATTAACCGATGGTCCGAACGTTTACCTTGAAAACGACTCGAAAAGGTTTGATCTGTCGAGGTCACATCGAGTAAACGATCTTCGGTTATAGTTCCCCCGGGTGTGTACGTTGTTGTTAAATTGCTGTACACCAGAACCTGTCCATTCCAGTTGAGACTAGGTCCCGTGTGATAAGGAAGTCCGGTCGCTATAATAGATCCGTCAGAAGACATCGCCACACTGTAACCAGCGTCATCTTCACCAAAATTTGTTTCAGAAACGAAAATATCATCTCCATTCTGGATCCATTCAGTTCCACTCCAGTCGTATATACGAGCACGAGCCGCGTCTAGATATGTTTCATTATATTGACCACCTATAATGATACGGGAACCATCAGAAGACATCGCCACTGACCATCCGAACTTTTCGTAACTATTTACACCGCTTATATCCTGTCCTAATTTGGTCCATCGAGAATTTGTGGCGTCCCATTCATAGACACGAGTGGGAGCACCAAATGCACCAACTATAATACGGGAACCATCGGAAGATATATCGACAAACTGACCAATACCATGATTGTTAGAACCACCATAAATAGTAAGTCCTATCTGACTCCACTGAGAAGTAGTGGTGTTCCATTCGTAAACACGAGCTTCTAATTCACCAATCTCCAGGTCGTCCGTTATGGTGCCAACAATGAGATGGGAACCATCCGAAGACATTGACACATATGAATACTTTGAAGATAGTAAATATTGGTCAAATGTCCACAGAGAATTGACGCTGTTCCATTTATACGTAATTACACCACCACCATATAAAGATCCACCACCACCAACAAGGCGAGAACCGTCTGGGGATATCGCCACCGAATGACCGAGTTGGAAATCAGTTTCGCCGATAATGTCTTGTCCAATTTGGTCCCATTCAGAAGTGGTGTCGTTCCATTCATATACCCGAATTAGACCATTCTCCATACCACTAGAGCCACGGAATGGCGCGCCAATTACAATACGGGAACCGTCGGGTGTGATCGTCACAGATCTACCAAACTGTGGTCCATGTGACGAGGAATTTGTTAATGGTCCGGTCATATCCTGTCCAATCTGGACCCAATCTGTACCATCCCAATCGTATACACGGACTCGACCTACATCGCTGTATGTTATGGGAGTTGGGGCGTCATAATAAGGATGACCAACAACGAGACGCGTACCATCGGATGATAACGCCGTGGACCACCCAGATTTTTCATTCAGCTGTGCACCGTTTATATCATCACCACGGGGCGAAAAATCGCCCTGTGATGTTACGCTCGTCTCTTCCAGGATCCTTGTACTATTTGGTCCAGTCTCTTCTTTCGCTAAGAAGAATAACTCTTTCACAGGGTTTGTAAACTTTAACAACGCAGATTTCTTAGATTCGTTGGGTTTAAACGGAAGTGTAGACATCTGGAGCTGTTGTATCACGTATTCCATCGGACGCGTGAGTAAAAAGTTTCGCTCAGCACGCGTGATGTAGAAGAAATCCGTGATCATCGATATGTCCAGTATCTCAGCATCGCGCGTTGTTTCTCTCGTGACGACATTACCCGACGTGGTATATTTGAAGCTCACGTTATCATCGATGTCTTTAAATTTAATGAACACCTCCACGAGCTGTTTCGTTATGGCACACACGGGTATGGCGAGACTCGGGTGTCTAAAAAAGTAAAACGGGAGGTTCAGGTAAAACGTGTCGTAGCTCGTTGATACGTTCAGATGGTTGTTGTGACCCGCGAGAAAGTACATGGTTTGTTCCAGGTCATCGGTGTTATTGTGTAACTGATTATACATGTAGATGTAATCGCCAGTAATACGCTCGATCGTCTGTCCACCGATTCGCAAGTCTGCGTATTTGACCACGTTCGTGGCGAGTGACGTGTTGTATAAGTTAGACACGAGAGGATCCGAGGAACTCGGAAGTGGCTTCAGTTTAATCTTCAGCATCATACTCCTCACCAAGTCTCCCACGTTATTGGGTATCCGTAACTCAGCGTATCCACCGAACTTCTTCTCTCCACTGAACGGCATTTCGACAGATTCGGTCGCGAACCGAGTATGGCGTTTATAATTCATGACAAAATAGGAAAATTGCGGTTCACCGGACAACCACTGGTCCTGAATACCCGTGACCGCGAGTCTGACACGTCCTGCCATTCTTAATACATGTGAGTAAAATTTTATGAAATAAAACGGGGCGTTATAGTAGATGGACTTGAAACTCAGAAAGTTTAAACCCGAGACGATGGCCGATGATAAAGTTTGTATTTTCGTCGGTAAGCGTAACACGGGAAAGTCGACACTGGTCACCGATATTCTGTGGCACAAAAAGCACTTACCCGCGGGGATCGTCCTGTCGGCCACAGAAGAAGGTAATCACTATTATCAGCAGTTCATTCCAGACCTTTTCATTTACGGCGACTACGACCGTGAAGCCATAGAGCGTGTCATGGACCGTCAACGTAAACTCGTGGGAGCTGGTAGGACAAACTGCGGTGCATTCTTGTTACTCGACGATTGCATGTACGACAACAAGTTCATGCGAGATACGTGCATCAGGCAGTGCTTCATGAACGGTCGTCACTGGAAGATTTTTTTCATGCTCACGATGCAGTACTGTATGGATTTACCACCAGCTCTGCGCGCGAACGTAGATTACGTGTTCATCTTGAGAGAGAATATCATTCAGAACAGAGAGAAACTCTACAAGTCTTTCTTCGGTATTTTCCCAAGTTTCGACATGTTCAACAAGGTGATGGACGCCTGCACGGAGAACTATGAGTGTATCGTGCTCGATAACACGTCGAAGAGTAATAAAATTGAAGACTGTGTGTTCTGGTACAAGGCTAAGCTTCGCAAAAACTTTCGCGTAGGTGCACCAGAGTTCTGGCGGACGCACAAGAAAATGTTTAATCCAAAGGGTGGGTCGAACGTCAATAAGAATGCGAAGAAATCCACAGCTCTTAAAATCACTAAAACTAAATAAAGAATTGTGATGTTAGTACAGTACATGTCCACCTACGCCGGACCAGTTTGTAACTTCAAATATCGTGTGTCCTCTCTCGAGAAGGTTGTCGACGGAGACACCGTCGACGTCTGTATCGATCTCGGCTTCGACGTACTCACTCGCCAACGCGTTCGTCTACTGGGTATCGACACACCCGAGTCGCGTACGTCGGATAAGGTTGAGAAGGTTTTTGGTCTCTTGTCTAAGAAGAACCTGAAGCAGTGGTGCCTCAAGGCGGTCGAATCCGAGAAGGACGATATCGAGATCGAGTTGCGATGCCCGGAAGCGGATTCCCGTGGTAAGTTCGGACGGATTCTGGCAGAGATTTGGGTACGCGACGGTGAGAACTGGACGAACGTGAACAAGTGGTTGTGTGATAACGGGTATGCCGTTCCTTACACGGGTCAGAACAAGGCGGACGTGGAGAACCTTCACCTGGCTAACCGTACCAGACTTGTGAACTACATGCCGACGTACTTCGACGATGAAATCGTCGCCAAGTATCGTTCCGACTAAACATATGGATTAACGTCGTCTTCGGACATTAGCCCCTGTAGCTCAGATGGTTAGAGCGTTGGTTTTGTAAGCCAAAGGTCACGAGTTCGATTCTCGTCGGGGGCAAAAAACATAGTTAAACGAATACCGTATAACATAGTAAATGTCGACAGTGACAAATGTACTATTTTATCCGCTAGTGTCGCTTAAGCGCCGGTTCGGAAGACGTAATAGAGCGGCCGTGAATGATTGCCCACCTCCTACTGAAGTCAAGAAAGAATGTGTGTATGGCGAATATTGTATCAAATCGGAAGTACTCGCGACGGATCCCAAGGGTGAAGTCAAGCAGACGTTCATAGGGTACAGTGGTGACATGAATATCACGATCAAAACGAAATACGCGTGTGAACGGTTTAAGGAGAAAGAAAACACCTGTGGAGACCCAACGATGGTCATCAAAGGTGGTGATTGTGAAGAAGCTATTTTCGTCAAGAATAGGGCTGGAATGATACGAAAACTTCCTATGTTTTAACATCATTGTCCGAGACTGTTATAGGGGGCGCCTCTAATATTTCAATCTGGTACACGTTTTCTTTTTGTGTAGGTGCCATCTGTATCATTCGGCAATCGCGTGTCTGAATGACAGTTTTTGTCGGTGTGACGACTGGAACCGGTTTACATAAGAGCGCGTACATTTAATCTTTGAAAACATATTTATGAATCCATAAATTACATATCCACTTTTCGCCTTGTTGTACGGGAAGGCCCGCATGAATAGCCCGCTTTGTAAACATATCCCAGCTGTTAAGTGTGTTGAAGAGTAACACATCACCCTTCTCTAATTTGTATTTCTTATTAAGGTTTGGAAAGTTCGTCTCCCCACCTACATAATCGTCATTTAGAGCGATTATGCATGTGTACATTCTGAAATTAGGTTCAATATCCTTCTCGAAAGCGTCTTGGTGTTCGGTGTAAAATCCACCAGGCTTATAACGCAGAACTTGTAAGTGCTCACAGTTTTCGGGTGGTCTATCTGTGAGAGATGCACATCGCTGTATGACCTTCTTGACGACATCGTCCTTGTTGGGGTCTAACCAGCTTGTCTCACTTTTTCGTATGGACGAATCAACCTCGTAATTCTCGGATATGGTCGACGGGTTAAGACTACTCTTGGCTTGTTGACGAATGTGATCACACGTGGCTGGTGAGAACATGCGTTTGTACACCTTCGGTTCATAATATTTAGGCCTGTATAATACACATAACACGATTACGGCTACTACTATGAGCAGAATCATCTATTACTATGTAACATAATATTATACGGTAATCTAGACACGTAGCGTTTTCGTATGTCCGTTATGACCCCATTCGTGTACGTGGTGATGTTTTCTATCTCTTCGTGTATCTCTTCCATCTGACTGGGATCGAGTATATATCTCCTGAGGGCGTCACCCACCGTATCTACGTACATTCTGTAGATGTCACGTGTGTCACGAATCTTGTCATTCGCTTTATCACGCTTTTGTATTTCCCGCTTAAATTCGAGATCTCCCATGAGTCCTATGAGATATCGCACGCGAAGATGGTGATTGTCTTCGTATAAGTGTCCGTACCTATATAGAAGCTCTCGTTCGATGATCGTAATTTTGAGGCGGACGTCGAGTAGGTACATGCTCGCCTTATTCCGCTTCAGTTCGTGATACGTTGGACACCCGCCACACGGAATATCTGAATGTTCCCGCGTTTTCTTGAAGTATTGTACGTAGTGTGGATTGTGGATTCGACCCGTCTCGATGTACCCCGTGCGCCAATCAAACGCAACGTGACACTGTGTACACCACATCTGCGAACACCCATCGATCTTATGTATGGGGACGTTACATTTGGGACACGGTTTTGTATCCTTACGAAGAAGTTTCATAGTTTTCGCCGTGTCGGGGTTACATGTGTGTCCATCAAACTTCTCTTCATGGCATGCCTCACAAAACTGCCTCTTGCATATACCACATTTCCAGTCGTCGAAAAGAAATCCTTTACATGCGACATCGGGACACCTGTTCACCACCACGCGTGATTCTTTCGACACGGGTGAATAATTGAGAAATCGCACATGTTCGGCGACATTCACGATCGTCTCTCGAATCGTTTCGACCAAAACCTCTCTCACTTTCGGTTCGAGACCGCTCGGAGTGCTTATGACCTTTCTCAGCAACTCACACATAAACACGTACGACGTCTGTAAAGATCGCGACTCTAAGACTTTACTCGCGTATGGTTGCGTCTCCGGAAGACGCGCCACCTCCCTCTCGAACAACACGTTCTCGCGATGCTTCTTGTAGTCTACATTTCTAAAACGTTTAGTACAGAACGAGTCCACGAACGCGCGGTTGTATTCGTGTCTACATTTCATACAGTGTGGATCTTTATTCGATGATAAGAGATACGTTTGACAACATGTTCTACAGGAATTTAAATCGCAGAAGGGGCATGATACTTTGGTGTGTATATTCTTATTAAAAACTTCCACACACACATCACATGTATCCATAATAATTATATGTGCATCATCTTTAATTAAAAACTATGTTAGCATATACTACAGTATGTTTGCCATACTCCCGGTTTTAAGTACATTCTATATGGTACTGTCACCTTTCACAATTCTCGCGCGTACCAAACCTAAGTGACCTCCGAGTATTTAAAAAGATATGCAGAGATGGAGTGCCCGGTGTGTTACGAACGAGAACCTACGTGTAAGTTGACATGCTCACACTCACTGTGTCTACACTGCGTCGAAAAATGGTATGAACGAGGGTCTGACACGTGTCCAGTTTGTAGACAAACGATGTGTTTCAGGGGTCTTCACGCGCTCAAGCGGCAATGGTACGAGAAACGTAAGGAGAATGTGTTTACGGATTTGGTTGATGAGATTTTTGAGGATTTGGAAGATACGGACGACATGGATTTTTTTATTCAGTGTCTGGGAATCATACAAGATCGGTACAATCTTTTGATGAAAAAATATCCAGAACTGGACCCAGAATCTCTCGAGTGGGTGTTGCGAGTCACGTGGTTAAATGTCGACTTCTTGTTAAATAGACCCAGTAAACGCGATAGATGTGTACCCATCGAAGAGTCTCTCATGTTCGTGAGTAAAACTAATTATGGGATAAAGAATAAGAGACATAGTGGAACAAAATATGTCGGACGACCCGGTTCGTAACATCATGACCCTCATCGACGAGAACCGTAACTCGTTGAGTGAGGGTGTATATCTCGAGTTATGTGACAACATCAAGCGCATCTATGCTATGGGTGAAGAGACGCAGAAAGTGTACATTTTGAATCTCACCAACGATTATCTAAAAGCTTTAGAGAAGGTTGAAATTTTGCAACAAGAGATCGTATCCATGAAACGCGAACTTCTTCGTTCGAGAATCTCGAGATTTGAGAACGTATCCAGACCTATACGCGAAGGTAGGGGTATGCTCGAGTCCCTATTGGGTTCTCTTGATACCACTGTGGTGGATGTAGAGACGCTGCCCCTCCCTCCTAGGAACTGATATCGCAATCCGTGATAATCCCATCTACGTTGAATTTGGATATGTGTTCTAGGTCACATGCATTTTTGTGTGTGTACGTAAGAACCTGTATGTCTTTAAATCTACAGTACCTCACAAAGTTATGATCTAAACACGTCCAATGGACTAACACGTGAGACACACCCCTGGTCACAACTTCATATTCCGTATGATGGAAACGCGCTTCAAATGTCGTACCCTTTTTGAAATATGTCGGTAAGGCGTAGAGTATATTTCTATTGAAACTACACATGACGACGTTTCTACTTCCACGTGTCGTGTAGAATTGACTTAACGCGGACACGATATCCGTTGAACTACCTTTGATATCCACGAATAGTGGGTAGTCGGTGATATATGGTATTCGAGAGTACACATCTTCTAACGTAACCAACCCCCTTTGACGTAATTCTGATATCGTCATATTTGATATGAAATCACCGTCTACGTAAATATCATGAGCAAGTACGATTTCCCCCGTTTTACAGAGTTGCACATCTATCTCTATTCCGTAAAACCCGGCTTGTATCGCACACTGTATAGCTTCTACCGTGTTTTGTTTATGTTTCGTAGACAATCCTCGGTGTGCGATGTACCTCATTAAAATAACCTAAGTAAATAATTAAAAACAATACGCGCTATATGAAGTGAGTATGAAATATTGTATGGTAACATGTTACATGTCAAAAGGTCCCGAGATTGTGAGTGATAGCCTGTGTTGCGCGGAGAGGAAGATGATACGAAGACTGTACCATGAGTATCTCAAACGAGGAAACAAACCGCACAATTTCACGAATTGGTTACACAGAAAGTATGGTGAGATGGTCGTGGCGCGAAAAACTGTCTACGGGGACGGTATTTCCATGCCGTGTGTGATATGTAGGAAGGCTATCGAGAAACATGATATAAAATGGGTCGCGTACGATGGGGAGCGTTGGGTGCATAGTAAAAAATCTGAGCGAATACCGGATTCGATCCCGACGCACAAACAACGACGTAATCTGGGATTTCGTTTGTAGCCTAAGTCATCGTTGTTAACAATGAGAACCAAGATGAACATTTTCTTTCTTTCGCTGATACCAAAGGAGATCGCCGAACTTTCATGTGACCAACATGTGATAAAGATCCAACTCGAAATTTGTCAGATGTTGTATACCGCGTGGTACTATTCCGAAGAAGAGGGGTTCGTCGCCGAACACGCCCCATTCACTAAAGATGGCTCGAGACGTGGATACAAACCTGCACACAAGAAGCACCCCATGACGCTTTGGATTTCTTCGAGTCTCGAGAACTACATGTACGCGTGTGATATCGGTCTCGCATTATCCGAGGAGTATACTCGACGATACGGAAAGATTCACACGTGTGAGCAACACCTCCGGTGGTTGAAGGATAACCACCCGTCACGCTTCGAAGAACGTAAAAGTGACACGGCATATTACTCCAACGAAGGTATCCCTGAGTGTATGCCGGAACCTTATCGATGTCCCGACGTGACGAAAGCTTATAGAAAGTATTATACCACCGAAAAGACCCACTTCGCGAGGTATAAACTTGGAAAACCGGAATTCATGTCATGTCAATAAGAAGTCTTGAAACGTGACAACTTCACCTTCTTGTATCATCTGTATGTAAAACGTATGTTCGTCGGATAATTGTTGTGTATCTATCTTACTTTTATCTAGGACTTTATCAATTGTAATACCTATAGAATCGAAGCACAACAGAATTTTAAGTATCGCGTCATCACTCATTCGCTCCACGCAATATTTAAACTTCCCTTTCGAAAAAACTGTCTTGTGATCTCCTACGATTAGAAGTTGCGTCTTGATAAACTCGTGTACCGTATCGCTTTCGTTTAGCGCGAATGGACTCTCGTCATATAGATGGCAAATACCGTCTGATATCTTTTTTAAAAATGAACGCTTCTCTATACTATTCATGGTACTTACTGACACTCAATAAAAGTTTTTATCATGTTGATGCGATCATCGTGTTCCCGAACTGTGTCTGTAAAAAAGAGGACGTGTGTGGCATCTGTGTATGAATACTTTGGCCCTCTATATTTCTCATACACTCTAGCCAATTCCTTGACCGTTTCATCACCCCATGAAGTTAAATCATCAGTCTCCAACTCCGTGCGTATGATACTGAGAACTTCGTCGACAAACATCTTTAATGAATGGGATCACGAATCCTGACTTAGGTTGTTTAGAGTCGCTTGTTCCACGCCGGGTTCCATTTAGGTTCTGTGACCTTGAGCTTTAACTGACGAGCCTTGGCGTCGAGTGCTTTCATGGCACCAGCCCTGTCACCCGCGTCGATCATACGAACGAACCTATCCTGATTCTTTATAGATCTCGTGCCGAGCACCTTTTTAATCCTCGCCTTAGCCTGCTTATCCAGTTCGGCCTTGGTAAACACCGGTTTTTTGGTCACCGAAGGTGGGGTATACGCCTTCCTCGCCGCGGCGACACGGTTCGCACCGACTTCCATCTTAGCGACGTCGTTTCGCGCCTTCTTCGTGTTCACAGCTTTTTTGAGTAAAGAAGGTGGTCTCGTGACGTTCTTACCGGGCATCGCAGCTGCTTTGAACTTAGCGAGTGGGTTGTTTCTCGTTGTACCACCTAGCTTCTTCGCATTTGTACCCGCGGGATCTTTGTTGAATAAAGGGTTAGTGTACACCTTGGGTTTGTTGTTTTTGATGGGTACGGTGATAGGAACCATAGGACGAACGTTTTTACGAACGGCCTTTTTGATGGCGCCGTTCACCAGTGATTTCACTGCAGTCTTTCTTTCTTGATTGTTCGCATTTCGGCGTCGTTTCATCATTACCCGAATATCTTCGATTCTCTTTTCAGGGTCTTCAATCTGTTTACGAAGTTCCTTAGAATTCTGGAAACGTGTAACCTCGTTGATGTACTTTTTGCGCTCATTTAACTCCTTCACGAAAAGGGTAAGATCCTGTGACGCCTTCGCGCGGTTGATAAACTTCTTACGTCTCTGGCCACCCACACCGAAGGGTATAGTGTTTCGTATTTTGGTGAGAACGTTTTGTGGGATACCCTTATCATTCTTACCGCGAGTGATGTTTTGTACGCCACTGGATACGTTAAAAAGGCGCGTCGCCTCAGCTTCAGCGTTATTATTGGTTTTGGACGCACGTCGTTCCCTCTGTTTCTTTTGGATCTGTTTAACTTTTTCGTCCATACGTTTGACGTTGTTCATGGTTTTCATGGCCCGTATTTCCTTCTCGAGATAAGGCATACCAACATTCTTAGCCTTTTGGATCAGTTTCGGTTTGAACGCTTCGATGGCGCGCTCCTCTTTCGTGACCTTGTTTATGGCCGCTTGTGCCAAAGCTTTTGAAGCCGCGGCTGCATTCGTGTTCACTTGCTTCTTAGCCGTTTCACGAATCATGTTTAGATTGGCATTGGGTACATCGGTTTGACGAATGTACTTGGCCTTGTCACCAGCTGATAATGACAGGGTTTCGATGAATTTCTTAGTCTCGTCGGCTCGGAGTCGTTTTTCGAAAATGCGTCGCGTCTCGTTCATATCATTTTTGTATTGCATGACACTCGATAACAGTATACGTTTTTGTCCAAGTTTGAACTTCTTATCGTTTGTAGCCTTTATCTCATCTCGGAGTTTAGTTTTGGCGTTAAGTGTATTCTCGATAGCCTTGAGCGCTGCATCGTTCTTAGCTTCATCGATCGCCGGTTTCCATAACCCAATACGTCCACCGACCACACCCACGATACGCTTTGTTTTCTCGATGAGCTGCTTCTTCTTACCGTTCAGCTCGAGATTTTCCATAGCTTTACCGGTATTGAAATTGTTTTCGACAGGTTTAGCGGCGCGTGCGGCGGCTTTATTGGCACCCGCTAAGCGCCCCGCACCCCGTTTGCGAGCAGTGTTGAATATTTTCTTGTTTTTCGTTTTGTCCCATTTATTCATAAACTCCTTGACATCGGCAGCCGTAAGACCCTGTATCTGTTTGAGTTTGTATTCAACACCCTGACGAATACCCTTCTCCTTGGCGATGCGATCGACCTCGGCTTTTCGGTTGGCGTTCTCTTTAGCCTTACGGTTCGCGTTCTCCTTAGCCTTTCGGTTAGCATCTTCCTTAGCCTTACGGTTAGCTTCTTCCTTAGCCTTTCGGTTAGCATCTTCCTTGGCCTTCCTATTGGCTTCTTCTTTGGCGATGCGGTTCGCGTTCTCCTTGGCCTTGCGGTTAGCTTCCTCCTTGGCCTTGCGGTTAGCTTCTTCTTTGGCGATGCGGTTCTCCTCAGCCTTTCGGTTCGCATTCTCTTTGGCCTTGCGATTGGCTTCTTCCTTGGCGATGCGGTTCTCCTCGGCCTTTCGGTTCGCATTCTCCTTGGCCTTGCGATTGGCTTCCTCCTTGGCGATGTGGTTCGCGTTCTCCTTGGCCTTGCGATTGGCTTCTTCCTTGGCCTTCCTATTGGCTTCTTCCTTGGCCTTGCGATTGGCTTCTTCCTTGGCGATGCGGTTCTCCTCGGCCTTTCGGTTCGCATTCTCCTTAGCTTTTCGGT